GCCTTTACCCCCTTTTCGGGATAAGGACACTGTGGTCTTTTCTAGTTCTTCAATAACGTCAAGTAAGTCGGTTAAAAAATCAACATCAAGGAAATCGATGTCCAGCTCAGAGAAATCAGCCTCTGTGGTGTCTGCCAAGGCGTCAGCCTCTAGTTCGTTGAATTCTAAGAAATCAACATCTAGTAATCCTTGGTCTGAATCTAAGTCATCTTGATATGATTCTTCCATCGCCTGTCTAATCTCCGTTGGAGGATTGACAATAAACATATTGTCGATTAAGTTAGGTGTAATGCCTAAAACTGTAACCGCTGTAGTTGGTGCAGTATCAAATGATGCGACTGTCGTGGCTTGATATGCCTCTGTTAGTACAATCTCACCACCGTCATTATATACTACTATTTCACCAGATGATGCACCTGTCTCTTCATCTGGAAGTAAGATTACCATTGTCCTTCCTAACTCATCAATGGTGGTCGTGAAATCTGTCCCTCTCATTGTTATGTTAGCTGTAGGTGTTGATACATCTATGTTTGATTTTGAAATTCTTTTACCAGCACCGGAAGCAAAACGAGCTGTACCTCTGGCCATTCTGATAGCCATTTTTGATTTACTTGGGTCTGGGTCATAGTATGCCTCGTCTATGTATACGAGGGAATTTTCTGTTAGACTAAGTTCTTCTTCGTCTAGAAATTTGATAAGTAAACGACCATTGGCCGTTTCTGCTTCATCATACATGTTGATGTCTGAACCGACATCTGTTTTTAATCGTGTGTCATTTCGTGTAATCGATGTTACACCTTTCGCCTCAATCACGTCACCAATGGGCTCAGCCGCAAGACTGAACCCTATGGTGAACAGTAAAGAAAAACCGAGAACTCTACGAGTCGCCGGCTGAATCTTTCTGACTGATTTGAATAACTGCATTATCGCTGGTGATGTTCAAATTAATGTTTGAATTAGGTGTTGCACACCCTCCGCCGCCTGAGACACATGTACCAGATACCTGGATTATGTCAACGTCAGCACTGTCGCCAGTGTGGTCAAAATTAATTGTATGAGCACCATCTTTCTGCAATGTATTGATATTATTAGAAGCACCAGTAACATCAAAGTTCCATGTTAAATCGTTTGCCTCCCAATCTATATCCCAAACATTACTACTTCCGATAAGGACTAAATCTGCATTGAGTCTCTCTGCGGTTGCAACCTTTCCTTGGTCCAAATCATATGTATTTGAACTTCCAGTCATGTTGAAATTAATGTCTGAGTCGTCAGCTGAACCGGTGGCACCAATGTTCCAATCGATAGAGTTACTTGAACCTGTCATTAATACACGGTACTTTGATGAATCAGCAATGACCGGACCAAACAGTAAGTTTTGGTTACCTATCATGTCGATATCGAATTCCATGGAAACACCAGTTACGGTCATATTTGCACCGGAACCAGAACTGAAGTTATTCAGTCCCATTTTGTTACCAAAACCAATTTGGTCTACATATAATTTCAATGTGTCTCCAACTTGGGTTACCATAACTTCGTTATCATCAGTAGCAGCGGCAAAAACGAATGGTGTCGACATTAGCAATAAAATACTTAAAATTTTATTCATTTTCTTCTTCTCCTGTTGATAAAGTAGAATCATCTTCTAACTCATGTAACTCATTTTTACCTGAAGCCTCATGAGGATGTCGATGACCGTCCTTTATTTTCCAAAGATTTCTATCGTGTCCTTGGTAGATTAATTCCAGTACGGCAGCCTCGATAGCTGTTCGTACTGCGTATGTCACGGACTCATTATTACCCACTCCGTCCTCGATTTCGATAAGTTGTGTTCCTTCTTCAATGAATCGGAATACATCTCCACCTGAACCATAAGAAAGGATAGTCTTTCTCGTTTGGACATTTAACAAAACTTCGCCTGTGAGAACACTAACTGCCCTCATAGAAACTGTAACAGCATCTTGACGATACTGTCGACTAAAACCAATCCCGAGGGTTCTTGCACCTCGACCACCTGTTAGTAAATTGGAATCATAGCCTATTATGCCACCTTCTATTACAATTCCTGCAAATAGTAATGGCGCTAATTCTTGGTACTTCTCTTCGCCACTTGCCTTGGCGAAATCTTTTCTTGCACTTCTAATAATCTGTCTTTCTCGAACTAAGTTGTCTATACCGTTTCTCTCAACAACTCTAAACCATTGTCCGTTACCTGCCGTTTTGAGTGCATCAATAACCATTTCGGTTGCACCTTGAGTTACAGCAGTAGAGAATGATGCGAGATTACTCTCTGGTTTTCTTTGACCTGTCTTATCTATAAAATTGTATACTGCGACAACAGGTTTTTGGTCAGCAGCAGGAAGATTCAATAATGCCAAATGAGAAGGCAATCTAACAACAGTTGGTTGGTCAATACAAATGTATTTTCTGGACATTACTTTGTTTATGCCAGTGAATACATCTTTGTTGAAACCATTCTCATAGTTACAATCTTTAGGGTCTTCACTCCACTGAGGTATTGAGGCACATCCTGTCAGGAGAAGTAAGGCAGATAATATGAATCTAGTTATCATCTATTATCCCAAGTCTGGGTCTTGGCCAAAGTTTCCAGTTCCTACAGGTATCTCAATAACTGAGGTCGTTCCGTCTTCAGCAATAATAGTCATTCTAATCATCTCTGTACCATCGTCATTGGTTATAACCTCATAAGTTACTGTATTTCCTTCTAGAACAAATGAACCAAATCTTACTGAACCATCGTTTGAAAACATTGATTCGACTAATTGTTTTGCCATCTGAGAATAGATTCTACTCTCTAGGTTACGAATAAATTTTGCCATGGTTGTATTGTCTTCAGCTCTCTCGGCAGCCTTTCTTGCAGCTTCAAGTGAATCCATGATTTCTTTTTTTCTTGTGAACTCTTGGTTCTCAACAGTTAGGTAATGAGATGCAGTACCTTGACCACTGAAACTAGGGTTCTTAAATTTGTGTACGATATCAGCACTTATAGCGCTCATAAAGAATATTCCACCGAATAGTATTGCTGTGAGTAAATATTTGTTCATTTTCGTTTCGCCTCTTCTTGTAACCTTTGTACTTTCATATTCTCCTTCATTTCTAAAACTACATCAACTTTCTGTTGTAATCTTATCAAATCTTGGTCTAACATTCTTGTCTGGTCTATTACTTTAATCAATTGAAAATGCATCTTTTCAATTTCGGGTTCTAGTTTTTCACCTACAAACCACCAAATATAATATATGAAATAGCCAAGTCCTACTGACATGACTATTGGGAATCCGTAATCAGATATAACTTGAGCGATATCCATCAATCTCTCCTTACATCTAGTTTTTCGTCTTCTATGAAGTTCTCTGCTCTAGCGATTCGTTCTATGTCTGGTCTTAATTCCAACGCTGATGAAACTAACAGGTCTATCTTAATCATTTCGTTTGACATGGTTCTTGCCCTATTCTCTAACGACTTACAAAACATTGTTAAAGTCGATATTGAGTCTACTACACCTTCTAGTATCTGTTTGATGACTATAAAGATGAAGAAACCCATCAGAATACTTCCTGCAATTGGGGCACCCACTTCACCTATTAGATTAAAAATCTCTTCCATACTCTTATTTATACAAATTGACTGTTATCTAGAGGCTAAAAAAAAGGGACTCAGATGAGTCCCTTTCAGTGTCCTTGTGAGGACTTACTTTAACTGCGAGTGTATCTCGTTGATTACAGCTGCCTTAGAACCACTTCGTTTTACCTTCAGTGATTGTTTATCAGCAAGTTCTAGTAACTGGACTTTAGTTAATGTCTTAAGTTCAGCCTTAGATGTAACACCATTATTGTTTTTATCTACAACAACACCAGACTTTACTACTCTTGGTTTTGAAACCGGAGCAGGAGCCGATGAAGTTGTAGTACCACTTTCATCTCTATTGAGATAAGCGTAAACAATAACAAATAACACTACAATTGCAATTGCGTATTCCATAATATACTCCTATTGAAATTATGAATCTCCAGTATATCGAAGTTCCATTGATTTGTAAAGGGGGTTTTTATAGAACTTTTTAGTCCTTTGCTTTTCCAACATTTAATGCGACCCAATCAAGCAGTTTATAAGCTTTCTTGACTATGCCATCATCAACTGGTGTAGGTGTAAGAGCTGCAACTAGAGATGCACCCATTACTAACCAAGGTAACACTTGTACCCAAGCAATTATCCATTGAAGAAATTCCAACATATAATACTCCTG